GAGGCTAGACAATCAGACTGGAAGGACGAATTCATACTTTTGATTTTGTCGGCGCCAATCGCGGTGCTCGCTTGGGCAGTCATAAGTGAAGACCCAACTGCGATGGATAAAGTTAAATTGTTCTTCGAATACTTCGCAACGCTGCCGACCTGGTTCACAAATTTATGGATCCTTGTAGTTGCGAGCGTTTATGGTATAAAGGGAACACAAATATGGAGAAACGGCGGAGGTAAAAAATAATGCCAAACAGAATATACAATAAACAAGTAACACCTAAAGGATATAAAAGAGGTGGTGGGGTAACCGAAACTGCAAAAAAACAAGCAATGGAGGCTAAACCAAAAACAAAAGCAACAACTAAAAAATTTTTAAAAATGGTCGGTAAATTTACTCTACCTGGAGCTGGAGCTTTGGCAGGGAAAAAAGCCATGGACAAACTTAGAGCCAAAAAAATGGGTGGCGGAATGATGATGATGGAAAGACCTATGATGAAAAAAGGTGGGCCATCTAAAAAACCAAAAGTTAAAAAAATTGCAATCGGCACAGGTAAAGCAAAAGACTATCCTGGTATTAAAAAAATAATGGAGATGAATAAACAGGGTAGAAAAAGATTTAAAGCTGGTGGCGCATTAAAACCTGTAGATCCTAAAACTCAAAAAGGTTTATCTAAACTTCCAACTGAAGTCAGAAATAAAATGGGCTACATGAAAAAAGGTGGAAAGGTAAATGGCAAATAGATTGTACAATCAACAAGTAACACCTAAAGGATATAAAAAAGGTGGAGCCATAGAACCTGAGTATTCTATTAAACAAGAAGTTAAAGATATAATGAAGAAAGAAACACCTAAAACTTTTAAATTATTAAAAGGTCTATCTCCAGTTACACAAATGAGAAAGTATATGACCAAGAAAAAAGTTAAAAAAGCTAGAGCTAGAGACGAAGCAAAAGTTTCAAAAAAAGGAAAAGCATAAGGTAAATGGCAAATAGATTATACAACCGACAAGTAACACCTAAAGGATATAAAAAAGGTGGTAGAATAGGCGGAGTAAAAACTAAAACTACTACGACCACAACTACAAAATCTGAAAAGAAACCTGGATTCTTTAAAAGAACAATTGGAAAAGTTAGAAAAAAATTTATACCAACTTTTGACGAACAATTTTCAAAAGCTAAAAAAGAAGGTAAGAAAACTTTTACATCTACTAGAGATAAATCTAAAAAAGGTAAACTAGAATATTCTACAAAGACAGCTGCAGAAGTCAAAGCAGCTAAGAAAAGAATGTCTGACAGAGAAAGAGCTCGTGTTGGAGATACTAGTAAACAACTTTCTGAAAAAGGTGCAGCTTTTAAACTTGCTAGAAAAATGGGTAAAAAAGAATTTACACACAAAGGCAAAAAATTTACGACCTTATTAAAAGGTGAAAAGCCAAGTAAAATTTTACCAGAATTATCTGGTAAAACATCTAAAAAAATTAAAAAATTTGTAGGAGCATAATGACTAAACTATGTCCAAGAGGCAAAGCCGCAGCGAAGCGAAAATTTAAAGTGTACCCGTCAGCATATGCTAACGCCTACGCTAGTAAAATTTGTGCAGGTAAAATCAAAGACCCGTCTGGTGTAAAGAGAAAAGATTTTAGAGGAAGCAAAGCTGAAGGTGGTTTAATGGAAGCAACATCTAGATTAAAAAGACAAGGTTTAAAAGAAGGTGGTGGAGCTGACACTGGAAGAAAAGGGAATCAAAGAAGTAAACTAATTACTATGTTAAGTAGATACACTGCAAAAACAAGAGGTTCGAAAAGAGCTGAAAAAATGGGTGGTGGCATGATGAGACCGATGTACCAAAAAGGTGGCAAGGTCGCTAGAGGTTGCGGTGCTATCATGTCGGATAGATCAAAAAAAACAAAAACATTTTAATGTCATGGCAAAGAATGGTCTTGATAAATGGTTTGCCCAAAAATGGGTAGACATAGGAAGTAAAAAGAAAGACGGATCTTTCTCAAAGTGTGGGAGATCAAAACAAAAGAAAGATGCAAAACGTAAATATCCAAAATGCGTCCCACTTGCTAAAGCAAGACGTATGTCAGAAAGTCAAAGACGATCAGCAGTTTCTAGAAAAAGATCTGTAGCACAAGGAGTTGGTGGTAAACCAACTAACGTTGCAACATTTACTAAGAGAAAGAAAATGGGATTTGGAGGCATGGTTTGAGAAAACAAAGTAGAATGCCTGCAAGAAATAAAAAGAACTTCAGATCAACGAAGTCTGGAGCAGGTATGACAAAGGCTGGGGTCGCTGCTTACAGAAGATTAAACCCTGGCTCTAAACTAAAAACAGCGGTCACTGGCAAAGTCAAACCAGGATCTAAAGCTGCCAAAAGACGTAAATCATTCTGTGCGAGAAGTGCAGGACAAATGAAAAAGTTTCCTAAAGCTGCTAGAGATCCTAACTCAAGACTAAGACAGGCTCGCAGAAGATGGAAATGTTAAATGGCCGATCCAAAAAAAGGAACAGGTAAACATCCTGGTAAAAAATATGGGCGTCGTCTTTATACTGATGAAAACCCCAGAGACACAGTTTCGATTAAATTCGCTACGCCGACGGATGCGCGCAAGACGGTGGCGAAAGTTAAAAAAATATCTAAACCGTTTGCTAGAAAAATTCAAATATTAACTGTTGGAGAACAGCGTGCCAAAGTTATGGGTAAAAACAAAGTCGCTGCAATTTTTAAGAAAGGTAAAGATGCAATTAGAAACCGTAATAACAAAGCTAATTAAATTTATAAAAACCAGAACAGATGCTTTATCCATATCAGTCACCTCTGGAGGCATTGACAGTATGGAAAAATATAGGTATATAATAGGACAAATAGCTGCCCTAGAGGCAGTGCTACAGGAACTCTCTAACCTGCTAGAAGATAAGGAGCGAAAAAATGAAGGAACAGTCGTCGATATTAAAACCAAACAATGAATTAATTGGTTTAAAAAAATCAGAAGAAAAAGGAAAAATTCCAAAACCAACAGGTTGGAGACTTTTAGTTTTACCTTTCAAGATGAAAGAAAAAACTAAAGGTGGACTACATCTCGCTGAAGCAACTTTAGAAAAACAACAAGTTGCATCTCAGTGTGGTTTAGTTCTAGCCATGGGTCCAGATTGTTATAGGGATAAGGAGAGATATCCAGAAGGCCCGTGGTGCAAGGTAAATGATTGGGTTATGTTTGCACGTTATGCAGGTAGCCGAATTAAAATAGATGGGGGCGAGATTCGTCTGCTAAACGACGATGAAGTGTTAGCAACAATTGATAGTCCAGAGGACATCTTGCATGAGTTTTAACATAGGAGGATAACTATGCCAGAAGAAAACAAGACTGTTGATATCGACACATCGGGCCCTGGTGCAGAAATAGATCTGCAAGAGGATAAAAAAGAAAATGAAGTGGAGATAGGAAATGAAACAGTTGAAAACAATACTGAGTCCGCTGATACATCTGAGAAATCTGATGAGCAGCTGGATGTTCAGGACAGTGAACAAGAAGCACCGAAACAAGAACAAGTAAAAAAGGAAGACGATAAATTAGAAGAATACAGTAAAAGCGTTCAGTCTCGAATTGCAAAGCTTACTCGTAAGATGAGAGAAGCAGAGCGAAGAGAGCAAGCTGCTATCGAATATGCTAGATCTGTTGAACAAAAGAGACAAGAAGCAGAGTCTCGTTTTCAAAAATCAGATTTAGATAATTTAGATAGGTTTGAAAAAAACATAACTGCTGGACTAGAGGCTGCAGAAAGAGAACTTGCAGCAGCTATAGAAACATCAGATGCTAAAGCTCAAATCGCAGCTAACAAAAGAATAGCAGAACTATCTTTTGAGAATGCTAGAATAAAACAAGCGAAACAAAACAGGGAGCAGATTAAAAACGAGAAACCTGCACAACCTGTTAATAGTGGAAGCGCAGAACAAAATCAGCAACAATTAACACCGATGCCAGATCCAAAGGCAGAGGCTTGGGCTGTGAAGAACACATGGTTTGGAACTGATAGAGCCATGACTAATACAGCTATAGCACACCATCAAGATCTAGAAGGTGAAGGTTATGACACTACTTCTGACGAATACTATCAAGAGATAGATCGAAGAATGAAAGTTGACTTTCCCGCTAAATTCGGTAATAATAGTGCAGAGAAAACGTCCGCTCCCGTGCAAACGGTTGCATCAGCTAATAGAAGCGTAAAACCAGGACGCAAGACTGTGAGACTCACTTCTTCTCAAGTAGCAATAGCTAAAAAATTAGGAGTGCCACTCGAAGAGTACGCAAAACAATTAAAAACCACGAAGGAGGCATAAGCGTATGGAAAAAGAAAATGTAAAAACTTCTCGTGCGAGTCAAACTAGGTCAAAGACTGAAAGACCAAAAGTTTGGGTCCATCCGTCAGCTCTAGATGCACCCCCTGCACCTGATGGGTTCAGGTATAGATGGATAAGAGCGGAGAGCGTTGGATTTCAAGATACGAAAAACATATCTGGAAGATTAAGAGAAGGATATGAATTAGTTCGTGCCGAAGAAGTCGAAAACGCATCTGATTATCCTGTTGTCGAAGAAGGCAAATACAAGGGAGTCGTTGGGGTTGGAGGCCTTCTACTTGCGAAGGTACCCGAAGAGATTGCGAAGCAGAGACAAGACTATATGACTAATCGTCATGTTGATCGAAGCAAAGCCGTAGAAAACGATCTAATGAAGGAGCAAGACCAGAGGATGCCAATCAATGTTGAGAGGCAGTCTCGTGTAACCTTCGGTGGTACTAAAAAGTAATTTTAAATATCATCGGATTAAAACTAACATTGGAATAGGAGAAAACTATGGCTAATAGAAACACACAAGGTTTTGGACTTATCCCAGCTGGCACTTTAGGTGGATCACCATCTATTCAAGGTCAAGGGAAGTACAAAATCGATGCTGGCCACAGCACAACTATTTACAATGGTGAATGTGTTAAAATCTCTAGCGGTTATGTAGTAGGCGGAAACGGTTCTGCTGCAGATATCTTAGGTGTTTTGAACGGAATATTCTTTAACGCGGCTACAACTTTGAAGCCAACGTTCTCGAACTTCTACAAAGCAACTATTACACCAGCTAACAGTGAAGACACAACAGCCTTTGTAATAGACAACCCTTTCCAGCAATACGTGGTTGCGGCGGATGATGCAACTGGAGTAACAACATTTCTAGAAACGTATGACATGAACGCATCAGCAGGTAGCGATACTACTGGTAAGTCATCGTCTACACTAGACATAGCGACTACTTCAGCTAACGGTAAACAATTCAGATTGTTAAGATCAGCAGAGGATCCTGAAAATGAGGATGCTACTGCAGCTAGACATTCTGTAATCGTTGTATCGAATCTAAATTCGTTCAACGGCCACAATTAATAGGAGCAATTAGACTATGGCAATATCAAGATCACAGCTAGTTAAAGAGCTAGAACCTGGCCTGAATGCACTATTTGGGCTGGAATATAAAAGGTATGAAAATCAGCATGCTGAAATTTATACTAGCGAAAACAGTGACAGAGCTTTTGAAGAAGAAGTAATGTTATCTGGTTTCGGAAACGCACAAGTGAAAGGTGAAGGTAGCGGAGTCTCTTTTGATGAAGCACAAGAAACTTTCACAGCTCGTTACACTCACGAGACCGTAGCTTTAGCATTTGCTATCACAGAAGAAGCTATCGAAGATAACCTCTACGATAGACTTGCTGCTAGATACACAAAAGCTTTAGCAAGATCTATGAGCAATGCGAAACAAGTAAAAGCAGTAGAGCCATTAATTAATGGTCTACCATCAACTAACACATTTAAGTCAGGTGATGGTGTGTCTCTGTTTAACACTTCGCACACAACGATATCGGGTTCTTTCAAGAACACTTTATCTACTCAAGCGGATCTTAACGAAACATCATTAGAGCAGTCAATGATTGACATTGCTCAAATGACTGACGAAAGAGGTCTTAGAATCGCAGCGAGAGGGGTAAAAATGATTATCCCATCAGAGCTTCAGTTTACAGCTGAGAGACTTATGAAGTCTCAAGGTAGAACTGGAACAGCTGATAATGATATCAATGCAATCGTATCTATGGGTATGGTTCCGCAAGGATACAGAGTTAACAATTACTTAACTGACTCTGATGCATTCTACATCATTACAGACGTACCAAATGGTATGAAAATGTTCACAAGAGCTCCATTGACAACTGCGATGGAAGGTGATTTCGACACTGGCAACGTAAGATACAAAGCTAGAGAAAGATACTCATTTGGTGTATCTGACCCTAGAGGTATCTTCGGTGTAGAAGGTGCGTAATAACCAATATTTTGAGGCGGGACATAATCCCGCCTCATTTTAATAATAGAAAGAAAAAATGCACCCACGACAATTTAGAGTACAAATATATGCATATCAGTATCATGCTGATTTTGTTATAGAGTCTCTAGATCTTCCGTTAGATATAGAAAATGCCATAGTTGACAGGCTAGGAAAATCTGATATAAAATGGGAGTATCTTGGAGAAATGAACGATCCCAAGATAAATAGAATAACCTATGAGGAGGTTATAAATGATGCAAGCACATCTAAACGACCTATACACAAAGAAGAAGGGTCTGGATCTAGAGTGGGAGCAGGAGCACCTTAAAGAGGGTAGATATACTCTCAATATGGTTAAGATTGACAGAAGAGTCAGAGAAGTAATTAGCCATATTAAACTTGCCGAGGCTAAAAAAGCCCACGAGCAAAACAAACTAGAGGATGCGGCTCCACAAGTTTCTGTAGCTACTTAATAAAAAGCTACATCGTTGGAAAAATTTAATCCACATTGCAGGCCCTCTTGCGCTCTATTCAAATCTACTATATAAATTAATCACTATACAAATAAGTTCATGCAGACGCGTATAGTCGACGGCCTAGAGACTGTATGAACGTAACTAGGAGGATAATACTATGGCACAAACTACATTTTCAGGACCAGTAAAATCTCAAAGAGGATTTGTTACTGCAGGGCCTGATTCGATTGTAAACATCACAGCAGAAACTACTTTAACTTTTGCTGCACACGCAGGTAAAGTTATTAAAGTAAATGATGCAGATGGTGCAATCACACTTCCAACAATTAAAGCAGATAGCAAAGGCGGAACAGCTGGAGACAACGATCCTAACGTGAATAACCACTTAGGTGCAGTTTACAAATTTTTTGTAGGCACAGACTCAACTGATTGCGATATTAAAACAGATGGAACTGACAAATTTGTTGGTCACGCAACTGTTGTAAACGTAGCAGATGGAACTAATAGTACATTTGCACCAGCAGCATCTAACGATGTTATCAGCATGAACGGTGGAACTACAGGTGGAGATAAAGGTAGCACAGTTACAATTACTGCACTTGAAGATAATGTATATTTAGTAGAAGCAGTGTTGATCGGTACAGGTACTGAAGCAACACCTTTTGCAGATAGTTAATAAATAACTCGGAGCGCCTGGTGATGCAGGCGCTCTTTAAAAGGAGGATACATGGCAGACACAGTATTAAATACAACTGTATTTGACGGAGCAAAAAAACTTATCACTCACTACAACGTAGTTTCTGATAATTCTGGAAGCACAACTAAAATAGTTGATGTTTCTGCACTAGCATCAAATAATGGTAAAACTTGCAAAACTGTAAGACTTAATAAAGTTAGTTTTAATGTTTCTGTAACAGCACCAGCTGATGCAATCAGAATGCAATGGGATGCAACAACAGACGTTGTATTCCAAACTTTAGCGGGTGAAATGGAGTATGATTACTCTAGTTTTGGTGGATTAAAAAACACAGAAGCTAGTGGATTTACTGGTGATGTAAACGTCGTTTTACCAGCTTGTACAGCGGGAGATACAGGAACAATCGTTTGTGAGTGGACTAAAATTTACGAGTCGTAGGAGTTTAAATGGCTAATACTACTTCGGGAACAACAACATTTGATAAAACTTTTGCTATTGATGAAATAGTAGAGGAAGCTTTTGAACGTATTGGTTTACAAAATGTTGCTGGTTATCAACTAAAATCTGCAAGAAGAACTCTAAATATATTATTTCAAGAATGGGGTAATAGAGGTATTCACTATTGGGAAATAGGAGAAACTAATTTAGATTTAATTGAAGGACAATCAGACTACGATTTTTTTAGATCAAGTGATGATGGTACGAGCGCTACTACCACAGCCCCTGCCAGTGTATTTGGTATATCCGATGTCCTTGAAGCACT